TCAGCAAGACGACTTTGGCCGGACAGGTCACCCTGTCGGCGCAGGACATGGACTTCACCAGCCCCGCCGCCATGCAGTTGATCCTCAACGATCTCATGGGCGAATACATGCTGGCGAGCGACAACCTCGCCGCCGACAACCTGCTAACCGCCGCCACCTCGAGCGGCGTGTGGGACGGCACCGTGACCGACCTCATGAAGTCGATCTACGACGCCGCGGTGGACGTGTCCAACGGAACCAACTTCTTTCCGGACACCATCTTCGTGTCGCCAGACGTGTGGGGCCAGATGGGCCAGCTGGTAGACGGATCCAACCGTCCCGTCTTCCCGTACGTCGGCGCCCCCGGCCTCCAGGGCTTCAACGCCCTCGGCGGCGGCAACGCAACCACCTGGACGGGAAGCAACCCGCTCGGCCTCGAGATCGTCGTGGACAGCAACTTCGCTGCCAAGACCATGGTCATCACGAACAGCCAGAAGGCCTTCGAGTTTTACGAGCAGGTTCGCGGCCTCATGTCCGTGGAAGTGCCGTCGACCCTCGGACGCACCTTCTCGTTCTACGGCTACGTCAGCACCTTCGCTGCCGTGTCGTCAATGATCCGCAAGATCACCCAGGCCTGATCGGAGGGGCCGCCCGATGGCGACCTACACAGTCCAATACGGCGTCATCATCCCCGGCTACGTCACCGCCACCACGCTGACCCCCAACGAAATCGTGGTGGGCGGATCGGTGACCGTCGCAGGTGCGGGAGCGGCATACAACGGCACAAAAACCGTCTATGCCCTCCCGCAATACCTGCCAATCAACGTCGACAGCGACGGCATCATCGAATACGACACGTCATACCCGCTCGCCAACGCGGTCATGTGGGCCGACGATCAAACACCCGAAAACCTCAACGCCATCACCGGCACCATGGCGTACAGCCCAACATGCACTTGGATCACCTACACACAAATCCAAGACTGGCTGGGCATCACGCTGGCCGGTGGCGCAGAAACCACGTTCCTGACACAGTGCGCGGCCGCCGCCAACGCATTCTGCTTCCGACGCCGCCAAGAATCCGGCTACATCGACGCGCTAGCCACCAGCCCGTCAGGTGACGTCACCCTAGGCACCATCATGTACGGCGGCGCCCTATACCGTCAGCGCGGCGCCATAGACCAATTCGCGTCATTCACCGAAATGGGCACCGCCCCCACTGTCGGCCTGTCCCCACTGATCAAACAGTTGTTGGGTATCTCGAGGCCACAGGTCGCATGACATGGCCTACACAGACCTATTCAACGAAGCGATCGACGACCTGTCCGCCACCCTGGCAACGATCTCCGGTCTGCGCGTCGTCACAGACCCAGGCAAAATCAACCCACCCTGCGTTTTTCTGGACGCCCCCTCGTGGTCATCCTTCAACGGTGGCAACATCGTAAAAATGGATTTTTCCGTGCGCGTCTTCTCGTTGGGCCCGTCCAACCTGGACGCCCTCCGCAACATCCTGGCGATCTGCGCCCAACTGTTCGAGAAGAACATTGCGGTGACGGACGGCCGGCCGGTGTCCGTCGTCATCGGCGGCCAAGAATTCCCCGCCTACGACCTCACAATCCCACTACAAGCACAGGTGGCATGACCATGGCACTCCGCATCATTTCCGCCCGTCTAGGCGAACTGGGGGCAATCTACGAGCCTCAGGAAGGCGTCAACGTGCAAGCGTTGATTGCCGGAGGATTCCTCGAGGAGACACACACGGCCCCCGCCAAATCTGCTAAAAATAAGACCAAGGCTCCCGACGCCGCCAACACGGATCAGGAGTAATCATGCCCACGTCGACATACCTCAGCAACCCCGTCGTCACCGTCAACGCTGTCGACTTGTCCGACCAGTGCAGCGGCGCCAACCTCAATCAGACGTTCGCCCAACTGTCCAACACCGCTTTCGGTGACACCGCGATGAAGTACGTCGCCGGTCTGCAGGAAAACAGCATTACCCTGGATCTGTACTGGTCGACGGCCTCCAGCGAGACTTACGCCACTTTGAAGGCGCTGGTGGGCACGTCCACCAACGTGACTATCAAGGGATCGTCGGCCGCTACGTCGGCCACCAACCCGTTGGGCACCCTCACCGGCGGCTTTCTCGCCGAACTGCCCGTCGTCTACACGGTGGGCGAACTGGCCACCTGCTCCGTTACTTTCAACGGGGGAACCTTCGCTTGGACGGAAGCGTAATTCATCCCTAACCCGAAAGGCCCGACATGAAACTGCACCTAAAGGTTGACATTGGTGATGGCCCGTTTGTGGTCACAACCAACTTGCAAACCATCATCGCATGGGAACGAAAGTACCGGCGCAAAGCCGGAGACCTCGCCAACGGCATCGGCATGGAAGACCTCGCCTTTATGGCGTGGGACTGCTGTAAACAAGCCAAGATCGTCGTGCCCGTCGAACTGGACTCGTTCATTGCCAAACTCGTCGAGTTGGAGGTGGTGTCGGAGGAGGCGTCCGGCCCTTTCCCTCCGGCACCTACAGACGTTCACTAGCCGAACTGTTAGTCAGCACCGGCTGGTGGCCGCCTGGTGTACCCTTTGACACGGACGACCTGGCGACGGTCGCCGCCATCTTCAAGGAGCAAAAACGGTGACCAAAAGCATTCGGGTGGAAGGCGTAGCGGAGACCCTGCGGGTACTTCAACGCCTCAACCCTGAACTGCGTAAAGAACTGATCCGCGACATGAAACAGGTCGCCAAACCCGTCACCAACGCCATAAAAGGCAACTACACCGACGAACTGCTGTCCGGCACCAGCCGCACCTGGGCACCTCGAGGGCGCACCATTTTCCCGTACAGCCGCGCCAAAGCCGTTTCCGGTGTCAAGGTCAGCGCGTCTACCTCAAAACGCACACAGACCATTCTGGCTATCACTCAAAAAGATCCTGCTGCGTCCGTCTTTGACATGGCCGGCCGTAAAACCTCGAATCGGTTTGGACAGGCGTTGGACACCCGTTTCCCGGCACCGTCCCGCGTCATGTGGCGATCATACGAACAGGCCGACAAAGGCATGCTGGACGAAATACGCCAGGTCGTCGCCCGCGTTGAAAACAGCCTGACCGCCCTGCAGAAAGCGATCCTGTAATGGCCATCAAAATCCCCATTATCACCGAACTGCAAGACGAGGGCATCAAACGCGCCAAACGCGAATTCGACAAATTCAAAGGCGCTATCGCTGACGCCGAAGGCGGCATGGGCAAATTCAAGGCTGGATCAAAAGTTGCGCTAAACGCTATTTCGGCAAATGCCGCAACTTTTGCTGTTGCTGGCGCTAGCGCTTTTGCCACGTTTGCCGCTAAAGGCGTCACCGCTTTTCAAGACCTCGCCCTGTCAGCCGACAAATTCGCCAGTGCCACCGGCCTAGCCGTCGAGGAAGCATCCCGGCTAATTGAGGTAACCGGCGACATTGGTATTGAAGCGGGAACCGTAGAAACCGCTATTGGCAAAATGAACCAAAACCTTGGCAAGTCACCCGACTTGTTCAAGGAACTAGGCGTACAAGTGGAGTACGCCAACGATGGCACGGTTGACGCTAACGAAACCTTCCTGAACGTCGTCGACCGGCTCAACAAGATCAAAGACCCGGCCGAAAAAGCGCGTGTGGCCACCCAACTGCTTGGCAAGGGCTGGCGTGACATGTCGACACTTATCAACATGGGTGCCGACGAACTACGCAAATCGTTGAGCCAAGTGTCAGGCGCCAAAACCATCAGCCAAGAAGAAGTCGACAAAGCCAAAAAATTCCGTGACACAATGGACAAACTTGGTGACAGCGTGTCCGATTTAGGTCTGATGCTCGGTCAAGTGTTAGTGCCGATTTTGACCAAAGCCGCCGAAATACTGACCAGCGAAGGCGCGCAAGATTTCTTTGCAGGCATGAAGGCCGGTTGGAAAACCTTGATTTCGCCAATCACTTGGGTGAACGACAAAACCGACGCTTTGGGTAATGCTTTGGCTGAAACCGGCGACTTACTGTGGTATTCGTTCTTCGGCGATCCGCGCTACAAAGGCGACCCGGTGTATGTCGAGGCCATGCAGGAATCGCGCGCAGAAGCGGCACTGTTTCTTGACGAACTACGCAAATTCCGACGCCCGGACATGGCTGGGCCGTTTGACGAACTGCGTGAATCAGCACGAAGACTGCGGATTGAACTGCAGAACGTGGCCGACAAATGGGACATGCTGACCGGCAAACTCGAACAACGTGTCGCGCTTGACAACGCCCAACAAGCGTTAGCAGACCTTGAGCAAGCCGCCGCTAACGTCTTTGGCACTGGTAGTCAAGAAGATTTGCGGAAATACAACGAGCAGGCCGCCCAATTTGCTGGCCTTCTGTCGAACATCGCTGAAGGCATGGGCGAAATTTCGTCACGCAACATTCTTTTGACGTTCGAGACTAAAGGCCCGAAAGCCGCGCTGCAGTTGGCTAAATGGTTGGCTGGCGGTGCGGAACTGTCCGGGCTGTCAAACCTTGACCTGTTGACGCAGGCAGGTATCTCGACGTTGCCTGCCCGTGCGATGGGTGGCACCGTGTCCGCAGGCGGCACTTACCTCGTCGGGGAACGTGGCCCGGAACTGTTGACGGTCGGCGCTGGTGGCGGCCATGTCAGCCGAATGGGCGCAGGTGGCGGCAACACGATCAACGTGACCGTCACGTCCGCCGACCCGAACCAAGTGGTGGCCGCACTTCAACAATACGTCCGTCTAAATAACCGCCTACCAGCAAACGCGATTGGCTAACCGTGACACGCATCAACTGGACAGTCGACGTAGGAGCAACCTCGTTCACATCCATCACTCAATCGCTGTCATTCAATTTTGGGCGGCCGTCCTATTTCAGCACACCCACAGGTGGCACCTGCACGTTCACCGTCCGAAACAACACGGGACAAGCCCAAAACATCAATCAAGGCGACCTAATCACGGTCGGCAACCAACTGTCACTTGTTGACCTTTACTTCTATGTAGTCGACGTCACGTTCCAAGACCAAATCGCCACCGCTGGCAACACCGCCACAATCACGGGCGTTGACGCAATCGGACAAATCTCCCAATTCCCGATCAGCGGCGAACCAGGGATCTACAACAATGCCCTAGATCAAATCGCCGCCATCATGGACGAATTGGCACCGTTCAATCCACCGTACCCTGACCCGTCACCCGTACCAGGACGCGCAATAGTGGAAGACGCATTCGACCAAACAACAATCGGCCAACGCATCATTGAATTATTACTAACCGAAAATTCGTCCTACTACTTTGACGGCAACACAATCGTGTACCGGCCGTCCGGCGCACCGTCAAACGTCCAATTTACTATTGGCCTATCGTCCGCAACCAGCATCGTTTACGACAACATCACACGCAAATACCCAAACGCCAACTATCCCAACACAGTCAACTTGACTTCCACAACCGTCGGAACCACAACACAATCCGTCACAGGCACCTACCGGCGCAACTATGATCGCCGAGTTTTATTCAACACCGCCGAACAACAGCAAGCACAAACCGACTACTACGCAAACGTGCTGTTCGTTGAAGACTTGTACGCAGACATCCAATTCAACGACAACAGCAACATTGACAGCCAAATCACCTATGTACTTGACGACATTCCGTCAATGTTCGGCAAATCCGTCCAGGCAACCTACAACGATCCAAATGGCGGGACGATCACCGACCGTTTTGTGATCGAGGGCGGCTACGTTTCGGCTGTACCAGGGCAAACCAACTTTACCCTGTACCTGTCGCCGACCGTCATCTACGACCTGTTCACCCTGGATTCGTCGACGTTCGGAGTATTGGGTGGAACCATGACCTACGACACGCCAATTACATACAATGACGAGGGAGAAACCTATGACGCATCTACGACCGATAACGGCAACCGATTGGGCTGGTAACTAATGGCCATCAACTATCCCACAAGCCTGGACACCTTCACTAACCCGACCGCTACCAGCCTGCTCACGTCCCCGTCGCATTCGGGCCTTCATTCGGACATCAACGATGCTGTGGAGGCGTTGGAATACAAAGTTGGTATCGGCAACACCCAGCTGGGGGCCTACACCACCTACACGCCTACTTGGACGAACCTGACGGTCGGTGACGGCACCTTGTCGGCGCGCTACTGCCGAGTCAATAACCTCGTTCACGTCACCGGGTATCTCACCTTCGGCTCGACCACGGCTATCACCGCGACCGGGGTAAACATGAGTTTGCCTGTCAACGCAGGTGGAACATTCCTTGCTATTGCTGGAGCGCCGGCGTCGTCGTTCATCTACTTCGATACCTCGGCTGCCACCTACTTCTACGGGGCGGGTAACAGTTTGGCAAGCGCAACGCAGATTATTCTTCGCGTCAATAGATCGGATACCGCTTATCTACAACACAACTCCCTGACGTCGGCTATCCCTATGACTTGGGCGACCGGCGACCGGATTTTCTGGAACTTCATGTACGAGGCGGCATAACCATGAACCTGACTACCGACTTTGACCCCATCGACATCCCCGACGAATGGCTTGTCGAGCGGATGCGCCTACACCGCAACGCCCTCCTTGCCGCCTCCGACTGGACACAAACCCTCGACAGTCCCGTCGACCGGGACGCATGGGCCGTGTACCGGCAAGCCCTCCGCGACTTCCCCGCCACCTGGACACCAGCCCCCACCGTCACCTTTCCTCAGGAGCCTTGCTAATGGCATCATTCGGAACCTTCACCGCCGGACAAGTCCTCACCGCCGCTGAACTAAACGCCGCCGGAGCCTGGACAACCGTCACCCCCACTTGGGCTGCAGGCGTCACCACCGGCAACGGCACATGGTCAGCCCGCTACAGCCTGTTCAACAAGATCCTGTTCTTCCAAGGGATCTTCACTTGCGGAAGCACCACAGCCATCACCGCTGCTGTCGAACTAACCCTGCCCGCATCGCTCACCTTCACCCAGAACGGCGAACTAATCGGGAACCATCAGTATCTTGACAGTTCAACCCTCGTCCGATACGGCGGCATCCTCCTTGAAGGAACCACCTCGTCACGTGTCCTGCTTCAACTGAACAACGTCACCGGCACCATGGTCACCACGATCAACTATTCGGGCACCGTCCCCGTCAACCCGATGACCGCCGGCAACATCACCAACGACACCATCGGCGTCTCGTTCGTCTGTCAGGTCGCATAATGCGATCCTTGTCCGTCCTCGTCGTCCTGCTGGGCGCTGTCGCCATCTGGGTGATCGCATGAGCATCAACCCGTCCAAAGCTTTGATCGCCCTAGTGGCCCTCATCTGCATGACCGTCCTGCTGGCCGTCGGCTCCATCGACACCGACCAGGGCCTGCCCATAATCACCATGATTGTCGGCTACAGCGTCGGCAACGGCATGGCGGCCATCACCGGCAAATCAGTTGACCCGATCATCAAAAAGAAAGACCCCAAATGATCGCCAGCATCGTTACCGTGACCACCAGCCCCACCCTGCTGATCGCAGAAACCCAGAATGCCACCCGCACCATCTACCTCGAGCCGGTCGGAACAGACGTTCACATTGGCGGATCCGCAGTCACCACCACCACCGGCCTAGTTACCAAAAAAGACGTGATCTCCACGATTCTGGTGCCGTCCCTCAATGCCCTGTACGGCGTCACCTCAACCGGCACGGTCACCGTGCGCGTCCTGCAACCCGAAGGTGACTACTGATGACAGTGGCGACACGATTCAAATCGTGGCAAAAAGCAGGCACACCCGACGCCCCGTACAACGTCAAATCGCCCAACCTGGTGCAACTCGCCGCGTACAGCCGTCGACGCTGGGCGCTAGTCAACCTTGGGATCTACAACCGGCGCCCCATCCGCAACGGTGTGGTCTGGTCATCCCACGCTTTCGGCGCGGCCGTCGACCTCGGGTACAAAAACCGTGCCGAAATGGAATGGATCATCCTGCCGTGGCTGATTGAAAACTCCGCTGAACTGGGCATCCAACGCATCCACGACTACCACGCCAAACGGTATTGGCAGGCCGGCAAAGGGATGGTCAACAAATCGCCGGGCGCAGGTCAAATGTGGATTCATGTGGAAACCTATGTGGACGACTGGGGAAACAACACACCCGTCGAGCAACGGTTATCCACAGACGTGGCGTGACATCCCGCCACTAGTTTGCTAGACACCTCCCGACCTCGGATACCCGACTTAGGAGGAACCATGAAACCCAAGCACCTGTTCGTGCTGTTAGCCGGACTAACCGTCACCATGACGGTCGGCGGCCAGGTGGTCGCCCGGCTTGTTGACCCACCGGCCCCGCAGATCGGCCCGGCGACCGTGACCCCCGTGCCGCGCACCGTCCACATTACGCCCGTGCCGTCGACCGCACCCGCCACCACAACCACGTCAGAGGCCCCTAAAACGGCGCATGACGCCCTCCAAGCCGATCTGGGCATACTGATGGCACCCGACACGCCTTGCCAAGAATGGGCGCCCCTCGTTGTTGAGGTTGGCTGGCCCGCTACCGAACTGGTGAACGTCCTCGAGGAGATGTGGCAGGAATCCCGATGCCTCAACATCATCCCCGGCGACCCCCGTTGGAACGGAGGCGACCATGGCCTCATGCAAATCAACGAGGTTTGGGCAAACGAAACCGCCAATCTGTTCGGGTCGTGGGATCGGATCAACGAACCGGCCGTCAACCTGGCGATGGCCCTCGAGATCTGGCGGTGGCACGACGCGAACCGTGCTTGCGGTTGGGAGCCGTGGAACCGGCCATGCTGAACATCTACCGGCCCGACTGGATGGAACAAGCCGCCTGCCTAGACGTTGATCCCGCAATCTTCTTTCCCGGCCCCGGTCGACAAGGCGCCGCCAACACCAAACAAGCCAAACAGATCTGCCGTGGCTGCCCCGTCGTCAACGATTGCGTCACCTACGCCATGTCCTTCGCCCCCCGCTCCCTCATCGGCATTTGGGGTGGCATGACGGAACGTGAACGAGCCAGGCAACACAAATCCACCACAGGGCTTGTGTACAGTGCCGGTGACACCCGACGATAGGAGACACCGATGCCCGACAACATCGACCCGGACGCCGCCGCGCATTTCATTCGTGAAGCCACGATTGCGATGGATCACGCCGCCCACACCATGAACGTGCTAACCGCCCTTGTGGAGCAGTTGCGCGCCGACCGTGCCGAACTACGCAAAGCGCTGTACGAATGCGCGTACTGCCTGACGTCGCTCGAGGTGGCCCCGTCCGCCATGACGAAAACGACCGCCGACACGCTGGTGCGCCTAAACCTTGGCGGCTTCAATGATTGACCGGCCCACCCTTAAGAAGCCGACCGCTGGCGCATGTTGCCGCTGTGGCGCCCCGCTCGCCGGTGACGACATCTTCCACTGGTCGCCCGGATCATGGTCCGTGTGGTGCTTCCCCTGTTACAAAGCCGAACATTTCCACAACCTTATGCGCATCCAACAACGAGCGGAGGAACGTCGTGGGATTTGATCTGTCGTCCTACGCCACCGTCGAAGAACGGCTGGCACTGTTTTGGGCCGCCAACCCTGACGGCCGTATCTGGACGGAACTGGTACGCATGGACGACCACGCTTGCCTGTTCCGCACGGAGGTGTACAGGCACCGCGACGACCCGCTACCGACAGCGACCGGCTACGCCTACGAAGAGAAGTCCGACCGGGGCGTGAATGCCACCAGCCATGTGGAAAACTGCGAAACCTCGTCGACAGGTCGCGCCCTCGCTAACTGGATTTATCAAGCCGGTAAACGGCCTTCACGGGAG